GAGGGCAATGTAGAGAAGTCAAGATATGTTCGTGAAAAATCTAAAATACCTGTTACTGTATCCTTTGACGGCGGCATTAACAAGTGGTCTGGTCTATTGGATATTGCACTTGAAGGCAACTTCGTAACAAAGCCAAGCAATGGTTGGTATGCTAAAGTTGATCAAGACACTGGTGAAGTCTTAGATAAGAAACGCTTTGCTGATACTCAAACAGAAGAGTTCTGGAAAGATATTCTTGCTGATGAGAAATTCAAAGAGTTTGTGAGAAAGAAATATGAAATCACTTATAGCAGCATTATGGGACAAGATAACGCCGAAGAAGAAACTGAAGTATCTGCATAACGTAGATTTTCAGTATCTCTCAGACGAAGAAGATAAGATAGTTGGCATCAGCATACTCAGAGGAAAATATGCTGGTGTCATTTATCGTTATGGCACCGCAAAAGTAATTGAAGAAGGTGAGTTTGCACGACTATCCTTTTCATACACCATCCTCAATCCTTCAAAGTTCACCTCTCATGACTTGCAAAATGATGAGAATTTTCATATAATGATTGGTGACATTTTAACTGAAATACTAACCGAGCAAGAGAATGAAAAGACTAGAAACATCAATTTTGAAGAACTTGATATTCAATGAAGAATATGCTCGTAAGATACTTCCTTTTATCAAGACAGAATACTTCACAGACAACGTAGAAAAAATTGTGTTCAATGAAATCAACGAACACATTCACCAATACAAACATCTTCCTACTTACGAATCACTTGTAATCAATTTTACAGAATCAAAGAAACTTACTGAAGAACAGGTTCAAGACTCTGTTCAAATGATTCGTGAAATCAATGCTGAAAAAGAAGAACCAACTGATACTGACTGGCTCATCAATCAAACAGAAAAGTTTTGTCAAGACCGTGCCTTGTATAATGCCATCATGCAATCAGTCAAGATTCTTGATGACAAAAACGGCAAAGAAGAAAAGGGTTCAATTCCAAAGTTGTTGAGTGATGCATTGGGTGTTTCATTCGATTCATCCGTTGGTCACGATTACATGGATGATGCTGATTCACGATATGATTTTTATCATCGTCATGAAACAAAGATACCATTTGATCTTGACTTATTCAACAAGATTACAAAAGGTGGTCTGCCAAAGAAAACTTTGAACATTGCACTTGCTGGCACTGGTGTTGGTAAATCTTTGTTCATGTGTCACGTTGCAGGTTCTTGTTTGTCCCAAGGTCTAAATGTATTGTACATCACAATGGAAATGGCTGAAGAACGAATTGCTGAACGTGTTGATGCTAATCTATTGAACATTGATATTGCTGACCTGAACTCAATTAGCAAGCAAGACTATGATCGTAAGTTTTCTGCACTGAAAGTGAACACACATGGCAAACTTATCATCAAAGAGTATCCGACTGCTGCTGCATCGGCCTTACACTTCCGTGCTTTGTTAAATGAATTGCAACTAAAGAAAAGTTTCAAACCTGACATCATCTTTATTGACTATCTTAACATTTGTGCAAGTGCCAGAATCAAGCCTGGTGCTAACGTAAATAGTTATTCTTATATTAAGGCTATTGCAGAAGAATTGAGGGGTCTAGCGGTCGAGTTTGATGTTCCCATAGTCTCTGCTACACAGACCACTAGAAGCGGCTTTACGAACTCAGATCCCGGCTTAGAAGATACCTCTGAGTCATTCGGTTTACCAGCCACAGCAGACTTTATGTTCGCTTTGATAAGTACCGAAGAGTTGCAACAATTGAATCAGTTAATGATTAAGCAACTCAAGAATCGATACAATGACCCGACATATTACAAACGATTTGTCATTGGTATTGACAGAGCCAAGATGAAACTGTATGATGTTGAACAGGCAGCACAAGATGAATTGATAGATTCTGGTCAGATTGATGATAAACCACTTAATACATTCGGTGACCGTGAAAGAACGTCTGGCAACAAGTTCGGAGGGTTTAAAGTATAAATACTCTAATATCTTGGAGGATTTATAATGGTAACCTCAACTAGGGTAACAAAAAACACAAAACTGAAAGAAGTAAAAGAAGTAAAGCAAGAAGGTTTTTTATATGAAGAAAATGCATATGAGGCTTTGCATAAGTATGGAATATCTACTGGTGGAACTGCAGGAGCATCGCACGACAAACCAGATTTAACGATTCAAGCGAAAGGTAAAAAAACTACTGGTTGTGAATTAAAAAACTCACCAACAGCAGCGGGTTCACTTGTAATGAAATATTACAATGGAAAGTGGAGTTTTGGTGACTATGCGGGTGAGCCAGAAAAAGAAATGTTAGTTGCAATTGCAAAAGGGGTTAATTTATTACGTGAAATGAATACCTCTGGTGTAGCAGGAATCGAATGGAGAAAAAGTGTTCCAGTTTTACAAAATGACATAACGGGTAAAAAAAAGTTACTTATAGGTGATGCTACAAAACTAAAAGATAGACAAAAAGCATACAACGTAGATATATCAAATTTTGGTGGCAAAAAAGAAATTCACATTGATGTTGGTTCCAAAGCAGTTTGTGATTATTATATAACCAAAAAATGTTCGTATATCAATGTTGGAACACATGGCTTTTTTACACTGAACGGTCAAGATGATTTGGGACTCAATAAAAAACTAGAAAGTTTGGGATTGCCACAAATTCCAGATTTTGCAACTAATTCAAAAACAATTATTCGTATGCGCTGTCAAGTAAAAAGTAAGTCACAGGCTCAATATCAATTTTCACTGACACTTCAGTTTAGCGCAGTTAAAAAATCTCCTTACAATATTGCCCCAATTAAAACTGGAACAAAATCAACCATAGATATAACTAAATTAAAAAACGATTCGATACTTTTAGCATTCAAATAAAAAAATGAAATTCACAGAGTTTATAAAAGAAAGTAAAGAAGGTAAGAATGTGCATCTAGAACATTTGGAAGATAATGTATTGAATGGTGGCGTTTCTGGCGCACGTGAAGCAATAGAGTTTCTGCGTTCTTTACGTAACATGCTTGCTGGTCACACAGGTAGCAAAATCAATGTAACAACAAAATGGGATGGCGCACCCGCTATCTTTGCTGGTACAAACCCAGAGAACGGTGAATTTTTTGTTGGTACAAAATCAGTGTTTGCAAAAAATGCAAAATTGAATTATACTGATAAAGACATTGATGAGAATCATCCTGGCGAAGGACTCAATCAAAAACTCAAACTTGCACTTGCCTATTTACCTAAGTTAGGCATCAAAGGTGTGTTGCAGGGTGATATGATGTTCTCTAAAGGTGACATCTCAAAAGAAACGATTAGTGGTGAAGAGTATATTATATTTCAGCCAAATACAATTGTGTATGCTGTGCCAACAAAATCAAAACTGGCACAGACAATGCTTGCTGCACAGATTGGTGTGGTATTTCACACATCATACTCTGGTAAATCATTGGAGACAATGAAAGCATCATTCAATATTGATGTTGGTCATTTGAAAACAACAAAAGATGTTTGGTTCCGTGATGCATCATTTACTGACGCATCTGGTACAGCAACATTCACAGAGGAAGAAACTGCTGCTATCACATCAATTCTTTCGAATGCTGGTCGTTTGTTCAATACAATACCAGCACTGACATTGAATCGTATTGCTGCATCGGATGTTTTTCTAACACAAATCAAAACATTCAATAACACAAAAGTTCGTGAAGGCAAAAAGATTGCTGATACAAGAATTCACACACAAGAGTTGTTGAATTGGATTGAAGCAAGATTAAACAAAGAGATTCTTGCAGCAAAGAAAGAAGATACAAAACAAAAACGCATCAAAGAAAAAAATGAAGTCATGCGTTTCTATCGTTCAAATGCAATTCAATTGAAATTGATATTTGATCTAATGAATCTAATTGTTGATGCCAAACTGATGATCATTCGTAAGTTAGAAACGATTAAGAGCATTGGTACATTTGTTCGTACAGACGATGGCTTTCGTATTACTGCACCAGAAGGATTCGTGGCAGTTGATCATGTAGGTAAAGCACTGAAGTTGGTAGACAGACTTGAGTTCAGCAGACAAAACTTTAACGCACAAAAGGCATGGGACAAATAATGGAATACGATATCAGTAAAATTATGGCAGAATACGGTGATAGTGATTTTGGGTTTTCTACCGTAGATGAAGTTGAGTATCAAGCAGTCATTGCAGAGAAAGATGAAACTGTTGAAGAGTATAAAGCAAGACTACAACAAGTCGAAAAGATTATTATG